TGTGCTGGAGAAATTTCTAAGACTGTTGGTATTGGGCTAAAGCCTTCAACCAATTGATCTTCTACTTTATCCTCAAGAGTTTCTTCAAAGATTCCTTTTTGGAATGTAGCTCCGGGTTTAAGAACTTTACCATCACCTTCGTATCCAACATCGTATGGATTATCCATTCTGTTACCAATATCATCTGGTAACTCACCACCACCCATAGTACTTTCAATACCGGGTGCACCTGTTTGCGTATCTAAGTGTGCGTTAGCTAATTCACCTTCTGGTATTTTAGTTTCAGCAATACCAATTGGAAACTTACCTGTACCAAAAATTACATCTACTAACTGACCAAAAGCAGCAAGTACTTTTGTTTTAGTAATTTTTACAAAGATACGAGACTTTTCTGAGTCTCTAAACTTAATTGACTTGTTGTAAAGCCCTCTGTAGTTTTCGTAAGCCTTTAACCAACGTGATTCATCTGAACGTCTAGCATCTTCGGAAACTGTAAATCTTGATTTAATAATACCAACAAGATTACTTTTTTGTTCCATTTCAAGATCAAGATTTTTACCAGCTTCACCTTCTACTTCTTGGTATAGATTGTCAGCGTTTAAAAATGTATTCTCGTTGTCTGCCATAAACTTTAATATCCAAATGTTGAATCAGCCGGTTGATGGATATCTCTTTTTAATCCTCTCAACCTATCGAATGTACTAACCATTCGTGGTCTACTCATTATCATATAACGCAATGCATCATATGCGTGATCGGAAGCATGTGTATCCACATCCTCCGGATTGTTCTTTGATAACGGTATAGACTGTATTTCTCGTATTAAGTTAGGACATGTATTAAATATCTGTAACTTAGGTCTACCATTCTCTTGAACCTTTAGAAACTCATGTATCTGGATTTTACCCTGTACCCTGTTCTTATCTGCCGGTCTAAGCTTATGTCCTGCTCGTACAAGTGCTTCTCCAACAGTAGGTCCTGTAGTACCTGTTCTAGCCCACGCTGCTGTATCCAAGACACCAGAGACCGAGTAAGGGTCTTCTAGCTCCATACTTGTTATTATACTACCTAATTCTTCTCCTGTCAAGCCTTTTCTGTATAATTCTCTATAAATTATTAAAGTTCCGTCATTTTGGTCCATTATTCCCCATAAACAACAGGATTCTGCAGCATATCCATAGTCAACTGCTTTAACTCTTTCCCAGTGTAAAGGTAATTCAAACGGAGTAATCACATGATGTAGTGGGTCAAACTCTACAAAAGCAGCACCTTCTGCTACATCCCAGTTACCTTCAAGCAATTGTCTGCGTTGAATCGGTGGTAAAGATTTAAGCATTTGCTCATACACACCATCTTCTGCAAGGTATGGGTTATCAGCTAACTTAGCCGGAATAAACTTACGTGTTAAACCATCTGCACCTTGAAAACTGGTATTATGTTCTGAAGGTTCTATGTATCTTTTCTTTACCCAATGCGAACCAACACCACCGGGATTAGCAGTACAACGTAAATAAGTTTTTATTTCTGGGTCAGTTGTTCTAAGTCTTGAAGCTAAATAGTTCCAACTAAACTCTGTGGGTAAGTGAGTAATCTCATCAAAGCCTATCCAACTATATGCTTGTCCTTGATATCTATATACGTCTGCATCTCGTTCCAAGAATCCAAACTCAACCTTTGCACCGCTTGGAAAGTTCCAAAGCTTTTCAACTTCTCTGAACTTAGCACCGGGAAAAGCTTGTGGATATAACTCACGTGACTTGTCAATCATCTCTCTTAGTTCTGGCATAGAACGTCTGAGGATTAAAGCTCTGTGTGCTTTCTTGTGACAATACCTTAGTGGGTCTACAATCATAGCAAAAGATTTACCACCACCAGCAGCTCCACCATACAGTACATCTTTTTCACCGGCAGCAAGGAAGTCTGTCTGTGGACCTTCGTTAGCGTGGAATAATACTTTGTGATTGTCTAGATTTTCTCTGACAGCTTTGGGAAGTGTGTCAAGTTCATCTTCAGTGACAGGACCTTCTACAGTCTGGTCAAGTTTTTGAATTGTTTCTTTTTGTTTTTTAAACGATTGTCTAGCGTTGTTTAACTTTTGTTCAAGCTTTTCAATGTTTCTTTTTTTACGACCTACCGTAGCACGTGCAGCCTTGATAGCTTTTTCGGTGCTGGTCTTAGGTCGACCTGCTTTCTTTTTAGGAGTTCCGTCTTTCTTTAAGACAAAGTTACCATCATCATCTTGCAAGTAGAGATGAGGATTCCTCTCCCAGTCTTTCGTTTCGTTTTCCATATTTTTTATCTACGTGTTTCTTGAGACCGGGAGTAGAAATTCTTCTGTCGGTTTTATATTCTAACCAATCACATGCAGCCTGAAGTGATACCTCTTCGTTGACTATCATGTTCTCAGCAATCTGTAATGCTTCTAGTTCCTCTTCTATGGGTTTAAGAAACCCAGTAACCTCATCGAACTCATACCCGAATGGTATGGTAGAGGTTGTCCGTTTAATATACCCATCAGGAACCATATTCATTTTAAATAATCCACATAATTATAAAAGCTGATATAAATCCTATACCACACATGACACCCCAGACTTGCATGTCTGTAAGGTCATTGGTATTAATCATACTATTTACTTTTTTTTCTAGTAGTTCTTTTAACATTTGTTTTCCTCTTTGTTTGTTTTTTTGGAGCTAGAGCTTTTTTGAATAACTTACTATAAGCTTTCTTTACTGCTTCTAACCATTTATTAATCATTGTCATTGTTGTTCTCCTCGGCTTTCTTTTTACCGAATATTCTATCCCAGTTATCTCTGTAATCTTGTGTATAGAATCCGGGTCTGGGATTAGCACCCTTGCTTCCGTGTGTATTTTTATAGATGGGTGATCTAAATGTTATTGGCTTTTCGTCACTGCCTATTTGTTTACCCATGATCTTCTCCTTGCATACATTTATGCCATTCGTCTAATACTATTTCTTCAGAATAAGCAGCATAATAAATGTCTTTACACTTTTCAAACTCATTGTTGTTTGATGTATTTACACAGCTTATTAACAAAACTAAACTAACTATTCGTCTTACCACTTAACCTTGTTAGCCCAGTACGCTGCAGACAACACACCTTTAGCAATGTTCTTAGCGTGACGAGCCTTAAATGATTTACGTTTCTTTTTCATTTTAGAAGACTCACCTGCTTTAGGTTTACCTGCAGTCTTAGCACCCTGCTGTCCAAACCTGATAGTTTTAATTGTACTACCTGATTTAGCTACAACAATATGTGATTTAGTAGGATGATTGGGAGTACGCTTGGGTTTGTTATAACCACTGACTCCTGCTCGTTTTAACCTACCGTCTGCTTTACCGCCTTTAGCCATTCTAAATTTCCTTGTTTTATCTGCAATCTTATCTGGTTGCTTTGAATGTTGTTTACCTGCAGCTTTATCTTTTCTTTTCTTTGCTGTCGTAGCTGCATACTCTGAATCACTTAAAGCTTCTCTGGCTTTCTTTGGTAGATATCTCTCACCTGTTTCACTAGACTTTTTACCAGACTTAGTTCCCCAGTCTTGTTTGCTCCAGTCTTTTAAAGACTTTTGAGATTTAGCAAGTGCCATTACTTATACCCTCCACCAGCTTTCTTGTAAGCTTTGGCTAGGGCTTGTGCTTTACGTGCAGACCATTTACCGGCTGCAGTACCGTGTGAAGCAGCAGCTTTAATACGTTGAAATATTCTTTTACGTAGTCCGGGCTTGGTATAGTTACCTGCTTTGTTGACAGTGGACTTAGCTTTGCCACCTTTTTTACGTTGTATTCTTTCTTCGTTATTTTTATTTTTAAAATATAATCTTTTATCTCTTGTATTTATTAACTGTGCTAATTCGTTCATTGCATCTTTTTCACTATCCGGATATTTATCCCGCAATGTAAAACCAACTTTATTATTTAAATAATCTCCAAATTCATCTTTAGATAAATGTGTAACTGCTTGGCTTAAATCTTTAGCTTGAACTGCTGCTCTTTTTACTTTAGAATCACCAAATCGATACGCACTTAAAACATGTGTAAAAATTTCTGATGCATTATCTACTTCTTTTCCTTGTTTTGTTGACCAGTCTGTAGGTAAAAATGGTTCATTATATTTATTTTTATACCAATCTTCTGTATATATTACAGCATCTCCATATGCTTTTTCAATATCTTTACCTGTAACTCCTAATTTTTTTCCACCAAATTTATAAAAATCATATAATACTCTACCTCCGTCTCCATATAAAACTCTAGCACCTTTTCTAAATTGTAATCTTTCTAATAACATTAGTGTAGTATCCTATCTTCTTCTTTGGGTATTGTGTTTAAGTATTCTTTTTCTAGATCATCATCTACATAGATGCTATCTAACTCTCCGACAACAACCAAATGGTTCTGGGCTGCAGCTAGTTCTGCTTTCTCATAAGATGAAGCTACAATATTAGGACCTGCAAAGGTTGTACCGTAGGCTTCTATCTCAGTCAGAAATATCTTCATTAGTCAGTAGGACTTATGTCCTCATAGTCACCTTCAGTAATATCAATCGCCTTTTTCTCAGGGAGAATAAATATACCTCCTCCTGTATTATGATTAACATCTATCCTGTCAGTCTTTGAAACTCCTACACGATCTAGTATCGTTTGTGCAGCTTGTAACTTATAATTAGCTTGAGGTATAGGTCTATCTGACTTCAAAACCTCTATAATCTTGAACGCTGCTGTAGGGGCTTCCCTTGCAAGTACGTTTTGGGCTAAATCTACTACTTCTTCTTTTAAACTTTTTAGTACTTGATAGTGATTGCCGGAGTAACCTGCAAGTTCGGCTGACTTTTTAAAGTCTCCTCCTGTATCCACGAGGTGACCCAAGAACGCTTCCTGCTTTTCAGTAAGGTTCCTGTCTTTTGTTTCAGCTAAATAATTGGTTGCCATGTAGGTATTATAGAGGTATATTGCAAATTTGTCAAGCCTTTGTAAAGTTTTTTACTTTATTTCGCAAATGACTTGACAAAACAAGAATAAATGTGTACAATAGAATTGTAAGGTTCTCCCCGGTTATATATATAACATAACCCAACCTCATCTTCTATAGTCGTTCCAAGACTTATTCAAAATATCATAACTCATAGGCGAAATTATTGCATACCGGGCAATCTGGTTAATGTTGTAAAACCTTTCGAAATGTATAACATTTAGATATATACCCCCTACTACCCCTGTACCTCCTGCCTACCCCTCAACACCTTTACAATAATCATTACTTCGTAATGTTTGTTAAATGGAACCTGCGAAACTGAGCCGGAGATCAAGCCTTTAAAAGTCCTAGCACAATTTTACAAATTTGTCAAGGGTTTTTATGAAATTTTTTAAAGTTTTACAAACTTGTCACAATGTGACATTCACGTGACAAATGTGACAAACGTGCAACGCTTATAAAATCTAGTTAATGCATTTCAAAATAGTGTATATTTGTACAGTACTTATAATTTATATTACATTATCACTATAATTAATATTTCAACTCTCTCATGCCTTGTATTGCATTCAATAGCTCACCAATACTACACCATCTATTTTTCATAAAAACACCATATACGCCATTTTGAGCATTGCCCTATTTCACACAATTGTCACAAACATGTCACAAACTTGTTACATTAAACCCTTGACTTTTCAAATTTCATATGTCATAGTACACCTATATTAAATAAAGGATTACATATATTAAATAAATAAATTAATACTTGACAAGGCTTGATAAGTATGTCATAGTATAACAATAAATAGGACATCAACATGACTGAATATAAACAGGCAATTGATGGGCTAACAGGTGAAAATGTATACATACGTGTAAACAAGAATAGCCCTAAGGTATCCAAGAATGCCAAGCGTAAAGCTAAGCGATATGGAAAAACTAGGATTCTGTCAGCTCATGCAAACAGTAATAAAGACAGTTCCGGCTTAAAGGTTGAATGGAGCAATCTATACCACCAAAACCGGATAGGGCAAAACCCAAGGGAAATATTAATTCGCCAAGGGTATTGACAAGCTAGGCAAAGTATGCCATAGTAAGAACATAACTAGCCGAATAGGGAAACCGAAAAGCTAGGGAGACAGACAACGCCACGATTTGAAAAGGTTGTCACATTGGAGAAATGTATATGAGTAAAATAAAACCAATATACTTTAATCCTGAAATATGGGAAGTAAATGATGATGGTTCAGCTATGCTGAGTGATGGTCACCATATCAGATTAAAGACAGCTCTAATAGGGTTGAAGATGGAAGCCACGAATGAACATGGCTTATTGTTCACTAGAATATCAAGTCTTGGAGTACTGAAACAATACTTCAACAACTTGGCAAGAACTAAAAAGGGTGCATATAAACAACTTGTAGCACATGGATTATATAAAGAAGATAGCACTAAGGAGGTATGAAGTATGAAACATATAAATAAGTATGATAGAATTGAGGAAGCAATTTGCAAACTTGAAAAGATAATATGTGATGAATTAGATGTTGATCTAGGACATCCTGTATTAAGACCTTTAAACTATCATGGGGACATGAGAAATTTAAGAGATGCAGTAGAACGTTATCAATATAACGAAGCAATGAGTGAAATAATTTAAGGAGGTATGAAGTATGATAAAATGTGTAATGACAGGTAAAAAACTAACACCTAATCAGATAGCAAAAGAATTGTTAGCTGATAAAATGGAGATAGTTTTAGAATTTTGGGAAGAGAGTTTTCTAGTGAGAACATCTGAAATGACAGATAAAGAAAAGCAAAAGATAAAAGAACAATTAGTCAAAAGATATAATGGAGTAATAAATTATCTAGGACTTTAGAAAGGAGGTATGAAGTATGGCAAATGAATTGAAAGGATTTAATTTTGCAGATGAACTGCATAAAATAAATGATATGTTAGTGTGCAGTAAAGAGGATTTTCTATATTCTTATGGTTATCTAGATGAAAATGATTATGAGGAAACTAGAAAATTTATTATAGAAATTATGAAAAATTACTATAAACAAAATAATATTAAAGCTGATATTGAAACTTATGAGGAACATATTTTAATTAGGTAAACGATTCGCCACCTATTACAAGTGTGAATCAAAATATGGAGGGTTATTATGTTAAGCATAAAAACTTTTAAGGATAGGTACAACAACAACAAGAAATTCCATCACGTGAATTTGTTGGGGTTGAAGTTTAGGATTGCTAACAACAAGCGATCAACAAGACTGGATAACAGAACCATCTACAAAACTAGTAGAGGTATTGTATTCAATGGGTTAGCAAGTAGATACTTGTGTTTAATCACTAAGTAAAACTTGACAAGGGCTATGCAATGTGATATTGTGTAGCCCACATTGAGATTAAAGCTATGAAATTATTAACAGTAAGTAATCCTAAGTTGATGAAGGGTGATAAGCTGAGTGATGAATATCTATCAGCTATTAAACATTTATCGCCTATCAATACAAGGATATGTCCTTATCAAGATATAGCTAATTGCAAAGTAGCATGTTTAAATACTGCAGGGCGAGGAGGTATATTCAAGAAGGGCGAGACAACGAATGTTATACAAGAAGCTAGGAAGCGTAAGACTAAACTATTCCTAGAAGATAGAGATACATTCATGGAGCTATTGGTAAAAGATATACAAGCATTCATACGTAAGTGTGATCGACTAGGTAAGAAGCCATGTATAAGGCTCAATGGTACGAGTGATATACAATGGGAGACGATACCAATAGGCGAGTACGAGAACATCTTTGATATGTTTAGTGATGTACAGTTCTATGATTATACCAAGATACCAACAAGAAAGGTATCACATATCAAGAACTATCACTTGACATGGAGCTACAGCGAAGCCAACGATAAGTATGCGAATCTATTTGATAGCGTACCATATAACAAGGCAGTCGTATTTAATGGAGCATTACCGAGTATGTTCAAGGGACTAAAAGTAATTGATGGAGATAAAACAGATATGAGATTTCTGGACGAGCCTAACGTAGTGGTTGGTCTGAAAGCGAAGGGCAAAGCTAGACAAGATACGTCTGGGTTTGTAATTAATGTAGTACAATTAGCGTAAAGCTAGGGAGAAACTATGAATAGAAATAAAGTAGATCAAATAGTAGATGATTACTATGAAGATGCTGAGATCATAGATACAAATCCAGAGAGTAAATACTTTGGAGACGATCACAATGCACAACAGTTAGAGAGAATCTTTGATGAGTGTGTTGAGAATGGTATGTCTTATGATGAAGCAGAAGAGGAAGCAACAAGAATATTCCAAGAGAAAGGCATATGAAAAAAGAATTATTGTATAGATGGGAAGATTTAAAAGAAATTAAAAGGATAGAAAGTGAACTAGATTTTCTTAAAAAACTAAATCTTTTAATTAAAGACAGGTTGGTTATTTGTAAGGAAGATGTAGCCAGATTAGAAACAAAAGGAATAACAGGAGAAGATGAATGACAATACAAGATATAATAAGTAAAGCATTCTTTGATGGGTATGGTTTGATGTTTAAGTATCACAAAACTGATACAGGTGAACACCAACAACGAATGTTAGTGACTGTATCCGATTTAAAATACAACGCTGATGATGAGATATTAGTTGGTGGTTGTATTAGTACTGATGGGGAATACAGACAATTCTTCATGGAAAACATGATGTCTGTTAAACCTTTTAAGTATATAGATATTGCAGAACTGTCACAATAATGTCACACAAATGACACATTGATATGATAGGATATGTTTTGTAGTTAGGAGTGAGCCTTTGTAAAATCCCACTGGTCTTATATGTCTGAAGTGCGAGTTAAGGATAAAAGTAAATGAGAACTAAACCACCATGCACTAACTACAAATTGTCCGAGGAACTATCTGCGAGTTTCACAATGATTGTTGCAACAGTCGTGGAACTAAAGAGGAGAAGGACAACCTTGTCCGAGTAAAGAAGGACAAGAAGTAGCGTAACATACTAATAGCTACTATAAAATATATAAAGGTAGGTGGTTTGCTAGTAGTCCATGCCAAAAAAACTAGCACCAATTTTAAAAAGGAGGATGATATGAGTAATAAATATAAATGGCTAGACCATAGTTATTTTGATTGCTTACACTTTGAATGGGCTGGAACAGAGTTTGAAGTGCGAGTGACTAATGAGGTTGATGATATACCAGATGGTAAACTTAGGTTGGAAGTCTGGACTGTAGCTTATGATGAGGATGATGAGTGCATAGGCTTTGGAGAACACGTCAAAGAAAAGATATTAATGGATGGCTTAACGATACTTAAAAAGGAGACTGAAGATGAGTAAAGTATTTAGAGAATGGTTTGATACTGTTGACAAGAACAGTCAAGAGTGGTTAGACTTTGTTAAACAACAAGAGCAAGACGATGAAATGTCTACTCAAATATTGGAGGATGCTGAGTGAAAAGAATAGAAAAAGGTACATGGCATTCCAGAGTTGAGGAAATTTTATGCCGAGACTTTGGAAATTTGTACACTAGATTAGCTGAGAATACGCAACAAATGTTGCTAGATAATACACATCTTTATGTGACAAACAGAAGAGACTTAGAAGAACTATCAGAGATGGAGATAAACATGCTTGTAGAAGAGCATGTGGCTTCGTGTATTGCACGTTCTTTTAGGTACTAAGGGTATGCCCTACCTTTTAATTAACCCTACGCTTAGAGAGGAGTAGAATGGAAATAATTTTATTGATAATTGTAACAGTATTGTGTCTAAAATTTCTAGAATATCTAGGTTCGTAACCTAAATGTCACATGATTTGACTTTTGTTTTAAAATATGTTATAATCTTTTTTATAATTTAAAACATTAATCAAATTAATAATTAATTATATTAATAATTTATATTAATATTTATAAAACTTTATAAAGGAGTATAGTAATGATAGAATATAATAATAAAAAAGTAACACCAAAGGTGTATGCTAAACACCAAGTGTCTGATTACTTGATGGGTTTGTTTGATAGTCCAGAGGTTCATATGGATAAGGGATTTGCAAACGCTACACCACGTGAACAAGCTGAGATAATGAATCAAGTTAGTTTGTTTGAGGACAGGATTCATAAGTTATTGGGTGTTAAGTTTAAAAGTATTACAAGCAGTAGTAACTTTGAAAAATCTATATAGGAGATAGAGTTATGGAATTTATGTTAGCAGTAGTGGGTGTTGTGTTGTTGTTGTCAGTCACAACTTTGTATATGTACTTGGTTGAAGATGATAAGGTAGAACCACATGTACCGACACCTATGAAACACAGAGGTAACTTCTGGGATGCAGAGACACAGAAGTATTACAAGTGGGATGAGTTAATGGAACTTAAAAAAGAAAGAGAGGAACAAAATGAAATTTAATATTGCTGGTACAGAATATGAATTATTAGATAATCATTTTGATAAATTTAATAAAAAGTTTAACCATATATCTGATGAACAAATTGAATATGAATTTAAAACTTTTGGTTGGGAAGTAGAGGAGGAACAAAATGACACAGCATAATGAAGCTGTTGAACAGCAAAGACAAATTCTTGAATTAGAAAAACGAGCAAAGCAAGTTGTTTGTATTGAAACACGATACCAAGATGGTTTGTGGTCTCAACAAACAGTAGACTATGCAGATGGTAGAAGGGTCACAGAGTTTAGAGACAGTCGTAAGAAAACTATAGAGGAGAATAGGTATGGCGAAGACGTGGAATAAATCTGTATATACATCTGCGACACAGGGCAGAGGTAAAAAGACAAGTCAAGGTAGAGGTAACGTTGGCACATCTACCATGAACAAAAATAAAAAAGCCAACTTAAAAAAATATCGAGGGCAAGGTAAATGAAAGAAATTCTAGAACAATTAAAATATTTAAGCGAACAAGAACTTAAACAATTAAAACATAAAATACATTTGCAGATACTGGAAAATATATCTGTTGAACTTGAGGATGAGTAAATGACAGTACAAGATTTAATAAATAATCTAAACACTATCACTGACAAGACTTTAAATGTTCGTGTGTTAGAAAACAATCCCAACAACTCTGATTACAATTTAGAAAATTATTGGATAGATAGAATTGATGTAGCTAACACAGGACAAAGTGGATACGAACTACATGGTGAAGTTGTTTTAGTTGGAGAAACTTAATGAACATATTTTACTTTAACGAATGTCCAGTTGAATCAGCACTAGCACAGCCAGATAAGATGCTAGTCAAGATGCCACTTGAAACAGCACAGATGTTATGCACAGCACACAGAGAACTCGATGGTGATGAGTGGGCAGACAAGCAAGGACTTTACAAAGCTGCATACAAGAATCATCCATGCACTATCTGGGCAAGAGAATCTAGTTCTAACTATCAATGGTTGTATCGGCACTTCATAGCACTAGCCATTGAGTACAGTCATAGATATGGTAGATCGCATTTAAGTTTTGATAAACTATCAACACCTCTTATGCAACTACCACTTAATATAAACATTGGTGATATGACACCATTAGCACAGGCTATGCCGGAGGAATACAAACATAATGACCCAATCGTTGCGTATCGTAGATATGTAATCAATGAAAAACACTATGCCAAGTGGGAACAAAACAGAACTAAACCTACATGGTGGACAACACAGGAGTATGCGTAAATGAAATTTAAAATAATATTTGGAATGGTGCTGGTGGCTTCGATGGCTTCTGTCTATAGCATCGTAACAACAACAGCCGGGGGGATAACAGAAAACAAAGCAGGACTTACGAGGTTGAATAAATCTTTCCTGTCTCTAAGCGAAGAGTTCGAAAGTATAGGTAGGACAGCAGACTTAATAGAATCTACCAGAGAAAGCTATCGTAATTCTTTAATTAATCTTTCGGATAGAATAGATACACTAGAAGATTCTACTTTTGAAATACATAGTATATTAAAAGAGTTAGATGAACTACTAAATAAACCACCGGTTGCAACTGTAGTTATTGAAAAGTATATAGAGCCAGAACCTCCAGAAGAGTTAGGAGTTAATGCTGGACTAGGTGTACTAACTGGTACACATGTGACCGGACAACCAGAGATACTACCAGAGCCAGAGTTAATGACATGCCCAAAGGTTAGATCACCTAGACCTTACGCTGATTATATTCAAAACATTACAATCAAAAGAACATTAAAGTTTACAGTGATCTATGATTTGTTTAATGGCAATGTTGTTAATGTTCAATACGATGGTAAGATACCTAACAAAGTTAAACAAGCTACACTTAATTATGTAATGGATTTAGAGTTTGATAATCCTATTACTATTACAGGGTGTACATTACCATTTACAATTAATATTTAGGGGTTGCTTTTTATAGTAACTTGTGTTATAATACAAGCTTATTACGATGAACTACTTAGCAGAAAGAGATCAATACAATACAGAGATACTTACTCGTGATGAGTATAGAAAGTTTGGATTGTATATGACAGAACACTATCCCAATGTAGGGCATGTGGTGGACAAACTAGACGATACTTTTATAGTACATCTGGATGATACTCCATTAACATTTTGGGAAGAAATACTTGATGCTATCAGAAATTAATTGAGGTATATTATAAGAAGTTTTGCCCTCCTTTATTTAACTTATAATATCTACAAGTTTCCGGTCTTGTGCCAATCTAAAACCGGCTTAACTTTTTTAACCAAACACTTTACTTTATCATCAAAGTATGATATAATGTGTGCACTTAATACAAACCGATGGAGGAATAATTATGTATGAGTATGTAACTGGAAAGGCAATGTGGGCAAATATCACATCGCCAAACACGAGGTTTCAACCTCACAAGTATGGGCTAACTGTTCTTACAGACCCTGATACTGCAGCTAAACTTGAAGGCATGGGTCTTAATCAGGTTAGAGATAGATCAGGTCAGTCTAAGTATGACGAACCTGCATTTACTTTTAGCAAGAGAGCAACTAGGAGAACTAAAAATCCTGATTACAATCCTCGAAATGAGGATAATAATGAGCCAGAATTTATTGAGGTTCCTAATCCTGCACCAAAACTTGTTGATACAGATGGCAATGATCTGGATGTCAGCGTAGGTAATGGTTCAGAAGTTGTTGTTAAGATCAAACCTTATAAGAATGACTTCGGACAATTCGCTGAACTCATGGCTGTAAAGGTAGAGAACCTAATAGAATACGTTGAAGGTGACACTGATAACGAGGAGTTCTAAATGATTATTACTATTAATAATGATGATGGTAACACATCGTTTGATGTCAACAATATTAGTGACGACAAAGTAAAGCAAGAAGCTACTGTTATTGTACAGAAAGTAGGTAACTTACAAGTTATCATAGAAGCTTTAGACTTTGCAAGTCGTACACATCGAGCTAACTTAGAAGAGCTTCTCAAAGATAGAGACGAAGCAATCGTTGAAACTGAACCTGCTCGTAATGATAAAGGTCAGTTTGTAGGAGACGATCCAGAAACTATAGAGGATGAATCTAAAGTAGTAAAAGAAAACACATAGTCTGTGAGGAGGGCTAACATGAATGATACAACGTGGCATAAGTTGAAACAACCCTGTCCACTTTGCAACAGCAGTGATGCTGTAGGAGTCAATGAAGATGGCTCGGCAAAGTGTTTCAGTTGTGGAGAATTTATGCCTAACTATGAACAAGCATGTAATGGGAAAACTATGACAACAACAACAACAGAAGTAAAACAACCAGACAGTGTATCAGAAGGTAACTTCATCGCACTAACTGATCGAAAAATATCACAGGCAACTGCTAAAAAGTACAGTGTAAAAGCTGTACAAGATTTGAAGGGTCAGGTCATTAAGCATTTCTATCCGTACTATAACGGACATGAGCTGTCAGCTACCAAGTGTAGGAATTCTTTAACTAAAGATTTCTTTGTGTCTGGTAGTTATAATGAGACTGGATTGTTTGGTCAACAGTTGTTTAAAGGTGGCAAGTATGTCACTATAACTGAAGGGGAGTGTGATGCTATGGCAGCTTACGAACTACTAGGTAGTAAGTGGGCAGTCGTATCCATTAAGCGTGGAGCACAAGGTGCAGTAAGAGATATCAAGGAGAGCTTGGAGTTCTTTGATAACTTTGAAAACGTGATCGTTGCTTTTGATAATGATAAAGCAGGAAAGGATGCAGCAGTAAAAGTTGCAAGACTTTTCAAGCCGGGTAAGGCTAGGATACTCACACTTCCCAATGGTTTCAAAGACCCTAACGATATGCTTAAGTCTAACAGACATAAGGACTTCGTTGAATCTTGGTGGTCTGCTAAAGTGTATACACCATCCGGTGTTATCAATGTGACAGAGCAACGGGAGAAGTTTCACAATCGTGAGAAGAAACAAAGCATACCTTATCCTTATGAAGGACTTAACAAAAAGCTGTATGGCTTGAGACAAGGTGAGCTTGTAACTCTTACAGGTGGAACAGGACTTGGTAAGTCTAGTGTAACCAGAGAGATAGAGCATTGGCTTGTGAAACAAACACAGGACAACGTAGGTATCATAGCATTAGAAGAAGACTGGAGACGTACCATTGATGGTATACTTTCCATTGAAGCTAACGCTAGGTTATACATTGACCAAGAACGTGAGAAGTTTTCTAAAGAAGAACTTGATAAGATGTTTGACATCTTGTACGATGGTGAGAACAAAAACAGAGTATGGGTTCACTCACACTTTGGCACTAACGACATTGATGATATCTTTACTAAGCTTCGCTTTATGATTATTGGATGTGACTGTAAGTGGGTGGTCGTAGATCATTTACATATGTTAGTCAGTGCAGTACACGAAGGTGATGAGAGACGAGCCATTGATTCTATTATGACTAGACTTAGAAGTTTAGTTGAAGAGACAGGTGCAGGGATTATACTTGTATCCCATCTCAGACGTGTCGATGGAAACAAAGGACACGAGAATGGTATTGAAGTAAGTCTATCTCATCTACGTGGCTCTAACAGTATTGGTCAATTATCCGATTGTGTTATTGCATTAGAACGTAATCAACAATCAGACGACCCCGATGAAGCTAGGACTACAAGACTACGTGTACTTAAATCAAGATACACAGGTGATGTAGGTATGGCAGCTAGAGTTATCTATGATGCAGAAACTGGTAGACTATCTGAATTAACTAACGAAGATATAGAGTTTGATAACTCTGGGGATGAAGGCTTTTAATGGATTTAGTATTTGATATAGAAACAGATGATATTCATGCGACTAAAGTATGGTGTATCGTTGCCCAGAATCCTGACTCAGGTGAGATATTTAAGTTCCCACCTAACAAGTTAGAAGAAGGGTATGAGTTTCTTACCACAGCCGACAGATTGATTGGTCATAACATTATTGGATTTGATATTCCAGTTGTTGAAAAGTTTGGAGGAGTTGATCTTAGTGATAAAAAACTTATTGACACTTTAGTTTTATCCAGACTATTCAATCCAACACGTGATGGTGGTCACAGTCTTGAGACTTGGGGATACAAATTAGGCTATCCAAAGATTGAGTTTGAAGATTATCTTAATTACTCTGATGATATGTTAAACTATTGTGTACGAGATGTACAGTTAAACACTAGAGTACTACAAGAACTTCGCAAAGAATCAAAAGGTTTCTCACCTCAATCAATTGATATTGAACAAGGCATTGCTAAGATTATGAAACAACAAGAGCAAGATGGTTTTGCTTTTGATATGCAATCAGCATTAAGTTTGTTAGCAGAGCTTAGAGAAAAGAAACAACTGATAGAAGAAGAAGTACATGAAACGTTTAAACCTAAATGGGTAGACACAAAAGAGGTCACACCCTACATCAAGAAAGATGGCAATCTATCTAAGCGTGGTATGACTGATGAAGAATATCAACGTTGTTTAGATACCAACAACTTCAATCCTTTTATGCGACAAACTTTACAAGAGTTTAATCTTGGTTCTCGTAAACAGATTGGAGAATATCTTATAGACTTTGGTTGGAAGCCAGATAGATTTACACCTACTGGTCAACCTATTGTAGATGAGAAAACATTATCTAAGATAACTCATATCCATGAAGCAAAACTTATAGCAGATTTTTTATTACTGCAAAAGCGTATAGCTCAGATTGATTCGTGGGTAGAAGCTGTCAAGGATGATGGTAGGATACATGGTTTTGTTATTCCCAATGGTACTATCACCGGAAGAATGACACATAGAAACCCTAACGTTGCACAAGTTCCTTCTGTTCATAGCCCTTATGGTAAAGAATGTCGAGCCTGTTGGACTGTACCAGAAGGACATAAGCTTGTAGGTGTAGATGCAAGTGGATTAGAGCTACGCATGTTAGCACATTACATGGATGATAAGGAGTACATAAATGAAATTATTAATGGAGACATTCACACGACTAACAAAAACTTTGCTGGACTTAAATCAAGAGATCAGGCTAAAACTTTCATCTACGCACTCGTTTACGGAGCAGGAGATGAGAAGATTGGAAGCATCATTAAAGGAAGCAGAGCAGAAGGTAAGAAGTTGCGAGAACGCTTTCTTAGTAGTCTCCCAACATACAAGTCTCTTAAGGAACGAGTTGACAGAGCAGCTTCAAAAAATTACCTCAAAGGATTAGATGGTAG